TCTAAATTAGTAGGTTATGTACCTAACTCTGCTAGAGCACCAATCGCTGATTTAAAATTAGTAATCAATGATGGTACAGGATCATCAATTACAGTTCCTGCAGGTACAAAATTTACTTCATCAATAGATGGTTTAACTTATACGTTTGTTTCTGTAGCAGATAAAGTTGTACAACCAGTTGATGGTATTTACACAGCACAAAGTTTAGATGTTTACGAAGGCACATATGTAACATACACTTATACAAATGATAGTGATGACATAGACCAAAGATTTTTAATACCTAGTGACAGAGCAGATACAACTACAATAAAAGTTGTAGTACAAAATAGTGCTTCTGATACTACATCAAGTACATATACAAAAGCAACTTCTATTACACAATTAGATGGTGACTCTAAAGTTTATTTCTTACAAGAAGCTGAAGACGGTCAATTTGAAATATACTTTGGTGATGGTGTCATAGGACAAAATTTAGATGATGGTAACATTATTGCTATAAGTTATGTTGTTACAAACAAAACAGAAGCTAACGGTGCAACATCATTTACATTATCTGGTTCAATATCAGGTTTCAATAATGTAACGGTTACAGTTAACTCATCAGCACAAGGTGGTGCTGATCCTGAAGCATTAGAAAGTATAAAATTCAATGCACCTAATTTTTATGCGTCACAAGATAGAGCAGTTACGGTAGAAGATTATAAAACAAAAGTAAAACAACTTTATGCTAACACACAATCAGTTAGTGCTTGGGGTGGTGAAGACGCTGAAACGCCATTCTATGGTAGAGTTTATCTTTCTATATTACCAACAAGTGGTTCTAACTTAACAGACTCTACAAAAGATTCTATTGTAAAAGAATTAAAAAAATATTCAGTTGCTTCAGTAACACCAGTTATTATTGATCCTGAAACAACAGATTTAATTTTAACTTCTACGGTTAAGTTTGATGAAAAGACTACACCAAAAACTGCTGATACAATTAAATCAAATGTAATTACAACTTTAACAAATTACAATTCAAATACTTTACAATCGTTTGATACTATATTCAGATTTTCAAAACTTATTGGTCTGATTGATGATACAGATGATAGTATCTTATCAAACATAACAACAATTAAATTAAGAAAATCTTTTTTACCTACAATCGGTAGTTCTACAAAATATTCAATTAACTTTGCTAACGCATTATACAATCCACACTCTGGTCACAATACTGCTTCAGGTGGTATTTTAGAATCTTCAGGATTCAAAGTTGATGGCGATACAACAAACGTATGGTTTTTAGATGATGATGGACAAGGTAATGTAAGAAGATATAGATTAGATGGTGCTGTAAGATCATATGCTAATAGTACACAAGGTACTATAAACTATTCTTCAGGTCTAGTTGAAGTAAACTCTTTAAATGTTTCTAATATAGAAAATATTAGAGGTGCAGCTAGTACAGTTATTGAAGTAACGGTTAAACCTAATTCAAACGATATTGTTCCTATCAGAAATCAAGTATTAGATATTGATGTTGCAAACAGTTCAGTTACAGTTGAGGCTGATACATTAGCAGGAGGCTCAGCAAACGCTGGTATAGGATATACCACGACTAGTAGTTATTAGATGAAATGGCCGACTTTAAAGATAAAATATCAAACCTTATAAATTCACAAGTACCTGATTTTGTACTTGAAGATCACCCATTATTTTTAGACTTTATAAAAGCATATTATCAGTTGATGGAATCAGCTGAAATCAAGTTAACAAACATTGGCGATCCTGACGTTATAAAATTAGAAGGATCAGCAGGTGGTTTAATTCAATTAGATGGTACAAACGTAAGTGATGATGACGATAGCGATAATATTCTTTTAGAAGATACAAGTTATGGTGACTTCATAAATGGTGAAACAATTACAGGTGCTACATCTGGTGCTACTGCTACAGTTTTAATTGAAGACGTTGATGATGGTGCTCGTTTATTTGTAACACATAATAATAAATTTATTGAGGGTGAATTAATTACAGGTTCATCTTCAGCTGCTCAGGCAAGTATAAGTCAATACAGAGCAAATCCAGTTCAAAACATTCAACAACTTTTAGATTACGCTGACGTAGATAAAACTTTATCTTCATTTTTATTAAAATTTAGAAACTCATTTTTAACTTCTATACCTGATAGATTACATGATCAGATTAATAAAAGAAAATTAATAAAAAATATTAAATCGCTATATCAATCAAAAGGTACAAAACGTGCAAGTGAGATATTTTTTAAATTACTATTTAATGAACCTGCTGAAATAAAATATCCTAAAGATGAGATGTTAAGAATATCTGATGGTAAATGGGATACTAGAAAAATATTACGTTGTTTAGAATTAGGAACTTCAGACGCTTCTAATCTTATAGGACAAAAAGTTACACAAGCAAACGACCCAACAGATACAAATGTAAACGAAGCAACTGCCATAGTTGAAGACGTATTTAAATTTTTAGTTGGTGGCATTACGGTTACAGAATTAGTTTTAGGTGACGACTCTGTAAATGGTACGTTTGTTGATAATCAAACAATTACAGGTACAGACAATACAGATTCAGATGTATTAGTTTCATTAACAGTTTCAAGTATCATTGATAATAAAACACTTACAAATGATGGTGCATTATATAATGTTGATGATGATGTTGTTGTAACTGGTGGTGGTACAGGAGCACTTTTAAAAGTAGATACTATAGGTCCTGGACCTATACAAGAAATTGTCGTAGATAATGGTGGTACAAATTACGCTGTAGGTGATGTAATTAATTTTAGTTCTGGTACTGCGTCTGCAAAAGTTTCTGTTGTTAATGGTGGTGTAACATTAGAAAGTGGTACAGGTACAGGTCAATTAATTTTAGAAGATGAAACAGGTGTTGATGACCCTTATCATGGAGATAAAGTTGTACAAGAAAGTGGTACAGGTAATGGTGACATTACCGACATTAGAATGATAGACTTTGGTAATAGTTACAATACATTACCTACACTAACAGTTACATCTTCATCTGGTGCAAGTGCCACAATATTCGCATATGGTTCAGAAATAGGTCGTGCATTAAAAATTAAAGTTGTAGAGGCAGGTTATAACTATGCAAATAGTCCTGCACCAACAATAAAATTACCAACGTATATTTTATATACATCTCTTTCAGGTTCGCCATCAGCAGATGAAACTGCTACAGGAGCTTCAAGTAGTGTTACTGCTAAAGTTGTTTCTATTGATACAACAACACAAATTATAAAATTAAAAAATCATAGTGGTACTTTTACTGAAGGTGAAACAATAAACTTTTCAGGTGGTGCTTCATTAGTTGCAAGTAAACTACAACAGGCAACTGGTACCGTAACAGTAGCACCTATCGTAACAACTGATGGTGCATTTATAAATGAAGATGGTTGGGTTTCAGAAAACTCAATGAAAGTACAAGATAGTTTATTATACCAAGATTACTCTTATGTAATAAAAGTTGGTAGATCAATCAACGAATGGAGAGATAGTTATATTAAAACACTTCATAGTTCTGGTTTCTATTTTCAAGGTGAGATTAACATTGAAACATCTTTAAATGCTCAAATCAAAACAATAACAGGACTAAACTCTGGTACAGAAGCAATATTAAAATCTGTGCTTACAAGATTATATTCAAAACTTATTGGTCGTAGATTGGGTACACAAACAGATGGTACAAGTTTAAGAGCAAATGCAAAAGAGGCTGTTGCAGCTGATTTTGATACAGATACAATTACACAATTTAGTAAAACAACAAGAGATGTAACTTTAAAAACACAACCTATTGATATTAGGTATGTTAGTAGGGTTAGACGTACTATAGGTACAACAAATATCAGACAAGGGTTTGCATATGCAGGACCTAGATTTGGCACTCTTAATAGATTTATAAACACAGCATATGGCGTAAATGCAAATTCAACATTTAGTAGTAGTGGTATAACTATTGCTGAGTTAAGTGCAATAAAAATTCAAGGTACTAGAACAGCGTTAGATGGTACAAATGCGATATTCTTAATGACATCTAGTAGTGCAGGACAAAAGATTAAAACAAAGTTTACAATACCTGCAGCTATAGGGGAAGTAGATGGTGATACGTTTGATGAAACAACTACAATGTTTGATAGTACATCAACTAAATTTGATAAGGTTTAACGTATAAATAGTAAGAGAGAGTTATGGCAAAACAGACAATAAACATAGGATCAACAGCAAATGACGGAACAGGTAGTTCGTTACGTGCAGGTGGTGATTTAATTAACGACAACTTTAATGAAATCTACACAGCATTTGGTAACGGATCTACTTTAAGTTCTGGTTTTATTACTGCTTCATCTACAGATACATTAACAAACAAAACAATAGATTTAGGTGGTACTGGTAATAGTTTTACTGGTTCACTAGCAGAATTTAATACTGCCTTACAAGGCGATAGTTTTGTTACATTAACAGGTTCAGAAACGTTAACTAATAAGACGTTAACAACACCAACAATAGCAGAGGTAGACGCAACAGGCGATTTTACTATTGACGCTGTTGGTGATATAAAATTAGACGCTGGCGGTGG